CAAATTGAGCCTGATTCAAACCCTCAACAAACTCCAACATTTCACCAGGTTCGGCCTCATGTGCATAATAGAATTGTTCACCATCATAAATGTGTTCAATGCTTTCTGAAATCAAGTTGAAAGTCACCTCAGTAATATCATCCATGTTAATAGAATCTTTGATGATACCAAATTCTGGATACTTCATCTTAATTGTAATCTTGTCAGTCAATTGAATTTCTGGACTAACTTCTTCTTCACGGTACGGTTGAATATTCTGTAGGTTAACACTTGCTTCCATAATGTTACCACAAACCTTTTCTTCAACCTCATTATTACAACGGTATCTGGTCTCCACAATTTCACCAACAGATTTGCTTCTTAGATTGATGAAGTAATATTCAACATCAATGATTGGCAATTTGTCAATATTGATACCTTCAGTCAAGGTGCAATTGTTTAGTATGTCACGGACATTCTGTTGAATCGTTGAGGACTCATTTGACTCCAGAGCCATCAACAAATTCTTTTGTTCTTTAACTAGAAACGGTCTATATTTTATTTTCTTCTTTGAAATTGGTAATTCAATTTCGTATGTTGGCACATCAAGTTTAGGTAAAGCCATAATTAATCACTCCTGTATTTTAAAAGTTTCTGTCAATTTCTGCCTCACGGCTCAGATAAGAATTTTTAATTGTATCAATTCCCGAACCGATTGCACCGATGGCACTATCGGTAATTGCACCGACAGCACCTTTGGCAGTACCACCAAGTCCACCGTATTTGTCGGTAAGATTTCCAATCTGAGAGTCCAACAGTTCCATCGCAAGGCCTTGGAGAGAATTGTTCTTCCAATAAGTGTATGCAAATGTCACAGACAGTTTGTGGTAACCATCATTGGACCAATCTAGGTCCATTTGGTTTATTGCAATTGGAAATGCTTCATATAAGTTGCAAGAGTATGATGGTTGGTTTGTCACATCATATTGCGTTATTGTCAAATCACTACAATAATCACTTTTGTATCTGAAATTATTGTTGTACAATGGATTAATAAAGTTCAACCATGCATCAAAGAATGTTTTCTGTGACATATCATCATCAACAATAAACGTTAAATCAATGTCACCATATGTGTTCTGGTATGGAAACTTTTCAACAGGACCATAGGTCTTTTGTTCGATTGTTGCAAGAGTCCTACCTGGTAGATTTGCGTTCTCACATCTATATTTCAGGTTTCTATTGGTCTTTACATAAGCCAACAGTGTCAAAGGAATAGGAACATCCACCTCAAAACGATTCGGTCTGGCCAAATCGCCGGTGAAAGATGATTTAAAACTGCTAATTGAAACTGGCATCTTAGTTCCTTATTTCTTCTAATGAGTCTTTCCAGACTTCTTTTGGTTGTGCCTTCTTGAATTGGTGTACAGGCAAATACATTGCAACATCCCATTCGTTAGGTTCGACAGCCAATATTCTGGATTTAATGTGGCTATACAGATAATGTTTGATACATGGTTTGAATTCTTTTAACCTAGACGATGCATCCAACATTGGATATGTGATACGAATTCTTTTAATCTCATCCTCATCATTGTAAATTGCAAAATTCAACAACTTCTTCATAAAAATTAATCTATAACGAAGTGGTAGATAATGTATATTTAACCCTATAAAACCATCGGATTGTCGTTTTAGAGGCAAAACCAGTGGAAATCTATCATAGTATGGTAAATCGTTTTTGCCTTTAGGATCATATACAAAGTAGTATAAACCACCCATCAAGAACTTTTGTCTATCAGTTGGACGTGTCCATCGTGACTTTTCTCTTGTTATAGGAATCGACAGTCGGCCAGGGTTTCTTAAATCTGCAATTCGTTTTAATAACCATGTCATAGATTCACGGCTCATCGTTTGATGGTTGGCCGAGACTTTTTCTTCTGTCAGTGTAGTGAGTATGGATTTTGTTATCATCGGATATTTAGTTATAGTCCGAGATCGTGTTCCGTTATAAGTTTGAATTCCCAACCACGGTCTAAACAATATTCTGTTGCCGCCTTGAACTTGGCCTGATTGACACCCCAAGTTACAACCTCCCGTATGTATTGTTTAGTAACACGTTTCTTCTTTTCAGGTTCCATTGTTTGATATTTCGGTTTGACTTCAAGTATCATGGTTCTAAGTTTACCATCTCTATCACAAACTTTAACGACAAAATCAGGAAAATAACGGTGCATACGATTATCCACAGGAGATTTGTATGGAATTATGAGTTCCTCTGAAGCCCAAGACACAATATTTGGATTTTTGTCGAGCCAATTCATCACTCGGCATTCCCATGATGAGCGATAAATGATATTTTTGTAATCCCCTGCGTATTTTTGAGGATTTGAGGGTTGGAATCTTCCAGAATATGCCATAAATACTATATATCAATCTTTTTAGAAAAGACCATGGCAATAATTTCAATCCCAACATCAATCGGTGGCGTGTCAATTCCTGGAGCTGCACTTAAAGGTCCTTTGGGTAAATTGTTTGGTAATGGAAATCAAATAGAAGTTTTATCTTATCCAAGAGATTTAAGTTCTGCAACAAGAAACCATGTGGTACAATTTACGATCAACGAAGTGCAACCAATTGGATATCAAGAAGGAAAATCATATTCTTTAAGTGATGCTTGGAATGGTGCAAAAAATAGTACAGAAGAACTTTTTAATGCAGGTAAAAAAGGATTTGAAGGTGGTGGTTTAGGTGATAAATCACTGAATGCATTGTCGGCAGTTGCAAAACAATCACAAGTAACATTCAAACAAAAAAAATCAAAGATTAAAGCTGCAATAAATTTATACATGCCAGATACACTGGAATTTACCAACGCAGCTTCGTATAATCAAACAAGTTTACTTGAAGTTGCCGAATCGGTTTTAACAAAACTTCCTGGCGGACAAAAGTTTGTTCAACCAGCATTTTCAGCAGTTCAATCTAATGCTGGTAAATTGGCTCTGTCTTCGCAAGGCCTTGCACTTAATCCACAACAACAATTAATGTTTGATGGCATAGATTTTAGATCATTTCAAATGTCTTTTACTTTCACACCATTCTCAAAAGATGAGGCAACAGCAGTAAAAAATATTGTGAAAATGTTTAAAACACATGCTGCACCAAGAATTGTTTCTGGTTCTGCTGGTATGCTTTTCATACCACCATCTACATTTAATTTGAAATTTATGTTCAATGGTAAAGAGAATCAAAACATTGGCAAAGTTGCTGAATGTGTTATTGAAACTATTGATGTGAACTATGCACCAAATGGATGGTCTGCACACACAGACGGTTCACCTGTTCAGACTACAGTATCAATCAGTTTTAAAGAAATAGAATTGATAGATAGAGAAAAAATAGAAAAGGACGGTTATTGAAATGCAATATTTTGATACACTTCCAAAGATAATTCACACAAACAATAATGGTATTTCTACCATTATGACAAATCTTATGGCCAGAGTCAGTATTGTGCCAGAGATTTTAAAGAATCCAATGGTATATTACAAATATGATGTACAAGATGGTGATACGCCAGAAATTGTTGCACACAAATATTATGATGATCCATATCGTTATTGGATAGTATTATTTGCAAACAAGATGTTGGATCCACAATGGGACTGGCCACTCAATTCATTACAATTCAATGAATATGTGAACGAAAAATATGGCAATACTTTGACTGATTTACATCATTACGAAAAAGTTATCACAAAAACCACCCGTGGAACAGATGATGACCAAACAGTAATAGAAAAATTCACCATTTCTGGTGAAGAATATGTGGGATTACTTTATTCACACCCCTTTGGCATTGACGAACTCAGAACATTTAAGCTTCCTTCCGATTTATATGCAAATGGTGCTTCATCAACAGCCAATTCAATGAGTTATTTGGATATCACCATACAACCAACACCAGTGACTAATTATGATTACGAACTCAATTTAAATGAATCTAAAAGAAACATTAACATATTAAATTCAAAGTATGTTGACCAATTAGAAAAAGAATTTCAAGATTTGATGAGTTAATATGGCCACAAATAATCCCACTTCAGTTGAAGCTTCTGGTGCTTATTCACCACAAGACTATTCTTTAAAAACACTTAATTTTTTAACAGCGAGTGGTAATAGAATAGAACTTAAAAAAATAATGTTGGAGTTTTCATATTATGAAGATATCTACACATTTGCAGCATCTGGTTATGTGACTTTACTTGATGCACAAGGTTTCATTGAACTTCTACAGTTATCGGGCAACGAATACCTTGAAGTGAATTTTGGTAAAATTAAAAATAGTCCCAACGGGAACAATCAAATTTTTAGGGTGTATAAGATTGGTGATAGGAAGCCTAGTGGTAATTATAACTCCGAAATATACAAATTATATTTTTGTTCAGAAGAATTGATGCTTTCGGAACAGACAAAGATAAGTAAGTCATATTCTGGTCAAAAAGTTTCTGAAATTGTTAAAGATGTATTAATAGAAAAACTTAAAGTCAAACCAAAAAACATCAATGTAATCGAAGAAACAACTGGTGTTTATGATTTTATTGTGCCAAAATTAAAACCATTTGAAACTATCAGTTGGGTATCAACATATGCAAGGCCCAAAAAACAAAACAGCACCGCTGATATGTTATTCTTTGAAACGAAAGAAGGTTTCAACTTCAGGTCGCTACAGTCCATGTACAAAGACAAGGTTTATGCAACCTACAAGTATGAACCAATGAACTTAGATAACAGAAAACAAGATTTTCAAGAAAAAGCATACAATGTGATTGACTATGAATTCTCCAAAACATATGATGCACTACAGGAGATTACGTCTGGTTCGTTTGCAAATAGGTTAATTTCAATTGACCCACTAACAAGGTCTTTCAATGTGACAGATTTTGATTATAACAAGATGAAAAACACGATGGAAAAATTGAATCCTGGTAGTATTTTGAATGAATTGAAGAATCGTTTTGATAAAGCTTTGAATCAATCACCAGAAGGTGTACTGAAGGTTGCAACAGGCAATTCAAACCATGGAAATGTACCTTACATCAAAGAAAAAGAAGGTGGATTTGCAAAAGACATTTTTATTGAAACAATCTTACCACTTAGAACCGCTGCAATTTCATTGGCTAATTTTACCGCATTAAAGATGGCCGTGCCTGGTGATCCGGGACTAACAGCCGGTAAGGTAGTTGAATTCAATCTTTTCACACTAAAACCAACAAACAGTACAAAAGAACTAGATAAAGCTTATTCAGGTAAGTACCTTGTCACTGCGGTTAGGCACATTATTAATCAAACTGCATATCAGACAATTTTAGAAATGGCCAAAGAAAGCTTACCAAAAGCACAAGAAGGTGCAAATA